GAATGTTACTTGCCACAATACGAGTGGCCAAAATTTCGTAATCTGGGTCAGATGTAATCATTCCGATGCATATTTCGGCAGAGAGGGTATCTATTTCTTGAGCGGTGATCTGATCGTACATTGAGGAGAAAACCTGTTGAGCAACTTTGGAAGAGTCGCAATTTTCAGAAAGTCCATACGTTAAATTCTTGATCCTGTTGGTGACATTGTCAAATTTCATATCCTCAACACGACCTGAGCGTTTAATTACCCTCATATACTTTCCATTCTAATTTTATTTTTAACTTACTTCTTTCCTAAAGATAAATCAGCGCTTCGGACGGTAGCTGTTCCTAGGGTTTCCATCCTACGATCGGGCTGAAGAAGATAGGTATTCACGTAGAAGGGACCGGTCTCACCAGGTTTCGCGACTGGAGCATAAGAACCAACGAAGCAGGAGGGAGCATTACAAGGGATTGTGTCGACAGAATTTGGACCTTTGGCGTAAGCCTCGTTAAAGTCCGAGTAGTTCAGCATTTACTATTATCACATAATTTTTTTCCGGGTGTATATTAAATGAGTAATCTTCATCTGAATTCTGTCAAGCAGTGTGAGACTCCATTGAACGGATTATTCTTTTCTGAATTCAATAAAAATATCCTTCAGCGTGGGATTCGTCAGGCGTTTAAGGATCGTACTGGTATATCTATTGATTACCAGAATCCAGATGATCTTTATGGTATCATGCGTGTAGTTTTCATCAACAACTCTGGTAACCACCATAAGGAAGTTAACAAGCAGGTCAAGACGATGAACGCTCGTGTCATAGAGACTGCGCTGTCTCAAATTCAAACGGGTGTTTCTCAATACATCGCGTATGTGAGCGACATAGACACGACTAGAACACTCATGGATCAACCAGTTAATACAAGTACCGTCGGGAAAAAACTTCCTTATAACAGTAAAATCGGGTTATGAGTTAACTATATTAAAGTTACGAAGTGTATCTAAATTAAGTATGAGTCTTAACTATTATAAAAATGAAACCGAAAGAGTATGCAAATCAAAAGGGTGGGACAGAGCACCCGTAGACACGGTTTGGCTTCTTCTATCTGAGGAAGTTGGTGAACTCGCTTCTGCGATTCGTCAATACAAGAAGATGTACAAAAAGACGAATCTCAAGAAGGATAGGGGTACAGACGTTATGATGGAAATGGGTGATGTATTTAGTTACCTCTTTCAACTCGCACATATGTTAAATATTGATCTAGATCAAATGTGGGAAGAACATCGATTCAAAATGAATGACAAGAAATATAATCTGAAGTAATAGTAATTATGAGTAAGTTTATGCTCAATGACGAAGATGCTATTAATGACGTCAACCCATTTGTCAAACAGGAATTTTCCCTTCCAGGAAGTGTAAGACAGACTGGGGATTTTGATAACTTTTCTAAATCTCCCGCAGGGGAGGGTATAATTGGTGCAGATGAGAGTGTGTATTGTAGTTACGCATTATGCGAAACTGCTGAAAAACCAACCAATGTGTTCAAAAACATTCACCCTAGAAGGAACATAGACACAGGGTTTAATTGCGAGGAAGATGACAAGGTCAAGGTTGGTGTCGCTAAGGAGGAACGAATTCCTTACTTTGGCGTTTTTCTAGTGACCATATTCATAGCTCTTGTTGTATCAGTTGTAAGACGTTGAAGAAATACTCTAGACGATCGAGTTTGATACATTCATCAATAGAATGATGTAAATGTTTTTTACAAAACTTAATGATAAAATCTCTCTGCCAAGCACTTTTCATATTTATAATGGGTGGCTGGAAGCTGGGATCTAGAATTTTAGTAGCATGTGTAAGACGGATATACGTCTTAATGTCACGTTTAGATGCGAGAATATCATCGAGTAGTAACTCACCCATTCTCTGTCTAACCTCCATAGTCTTTAAAACCATGATGTCCAGAAACTTAAGATAAGGAATTGTGTGGTTCTTAGCCTCGAATACCTGCCAGTCCGCTAGGGGTTCAGTATTCATGTAATCTGTAAATGTCTGGTACCCCTTTCCGCGAGTGTACGAATCATACACGATTTCCACGTAAGTGAGATCAGATTCAACATCATGTACAACTTTTGCACATTTAAAGAAAGAAGACATCTACTCACATAAAGAATATATTCTTTAAACACCTAAGTCGTGTTCCAGTGTTCTTTAATTTATGATCAAATGTATTCAACTATTGCAAATAACTCATTTTCCTATCTCCTCACAATTGATGAGTTTAGGAAAGCTTTACCCGAAGATCTGAAACCCTCATGGATCAAGATCACAACTATCACTATGGTTTCCAGTTTCGTTCAAAATATTAACATCAAACGTCTCAGAAGAATCTTTGAAGAGATTGGTACATACAAGATGAAGCGATGTGGTTCAAACACATCAGGATTTGAATGGAAACTTAAACCTACCACTTTTTACAATCAAGTTACACTAACCTACCATGATTCCTACAGCACCAAGTCCGTCAAAGTTTTTCCCAACGGCTCTATCCAGGTTGCAGGGTGCTGTGATCTCTTTGATTGCAAGCGCATCATTACCCAACTTGTTCACATCTTCAAGGTCTTTTTGAATTTGGAAATTAAAATTCCCGTTGATTCTTTCCGGGTTGTTATGATTAATTCCAACTTCTCTCTCAACTACAACATCAACCTCATAAAGGTGGCTGATTGGTTTGAAAATTACAGTGACATCTTCAAAGTTTCTTTTGAACCGGATCGATATTCAGCCGTAAAGATCAAGTTCAAACCAGCTCATGAAATGAAGGAGATTACTTGTAGCATCTTCAGTACAGGAAAGATTATCATTACTGGAGCAGAGACTCTGAAAGAAATTGCATTTGCTTACAATATCATTAACCAACACATCAATGAGAAGCCCGACATTCGCGTTTCACGAACAGAGGACACTGATGTGTTTGATATTTTCCTTGGATACAGATGTGATCCATTTGTCAAACATTTGAAGGATAAGGGATTCAAATCTTGGGTAAAAACTATCACAAATAGACAAATTAATTTCTAGCTCTATAGTAATTAAAATGTCGCAGCGACTTGGTATGGCCGATGGACGCTGTTTCACTATCAATACTTCAGCCCAGCTCTTAAACAATTACGTGATGAAGCAGAATAGCATTCCTTTCGAGGACAACTATTCTTACAGGCAACTCCTTCAAAAGCAAGGACCCGAACTACTCACCCAGATCCAAGATGAACAAGGAAAGGGTAAGTGCAACACGTGTGACAAGCCTCTCGTAGATGCCTCCAAGATCTACTAACTGAGCTAAATCACAGGAAAAACTTTAACCCCATACTCTAGAATGTCGACGTGTGCGATATGTCTAAACGAAGTCAAGTCGACGAGGAACAATCCTCCGATTCGTTGTGGACATGTATTTCATTCCCACTGTCTAGAGAGATGGAAATCCCAAGGTAAAAACACATGCCCAACCTGTAGACGAGTGTTCGATGTTTCGCAATTTAAGGTAGAAGTTACGATTCATAATAATTATACACAAGTTTCAAATGTCGTGTCATTAAACGAAGAATCTATGCTATCCGTACTAGATATGTTTGACGTTTCGTTTGATGCTGATGACGTTCTAGATTTAAACAGTATTTTATCAGACCTTGGGATAACCCTTGCCGACTTTGATTCCGCTATCCTTGACGCAGAAGGATGAACAATACTTATCGTAACTCAACTGAGTATACTTTCTAGATGCAGTACGTGGATCCTTGATTACCTTACCATTAGCATCACCTAAAAGTGGGCCTGTCGCCCATCCACGTTTATGACTAAATACATTAGCATTAAAAATCACACGTTTTCCAACTTTGAATGGCCCAGCCTTCTTGATTCTAGACTCAGGAACCTTGAAATATTTAGCTACCGACTTAATCGTATCACCTGATTTAACCTTATATTCAATGACGCCATGTTGTTTATAGAAATGGAAATCACCTTGTCGAATATAACTATTAGGTCTCCCAGAAGAGACAAACATCATGATTTTGTAGTATCCCTTCTTGCATTTTTTGTTTCCATCAACCTTGTATATAGATTTGGGGTTGTCGGAAATAACGCGCTTTGGGAGATCTTTACATGTGGTGTAATCATGTTTTACATTGGATAACCCAGACCGATCACCTGGTATAGATTTTTGCCAACGGTACGCTTCATAGTCTCCAACGGCATAGGCATAACAGTTGTTATTTGGTATACCCTTGTTTGAACCCCAACGACGATTTGTAAATTTTGGTTCCGACCCACTTAATGGCAGATTTTTGGTCTTGGCCATCTTATAGTTTACTCAGAAAAAAATATCAGTAACTAGTAAAAATGTTCGCCAATCTTATCAAGTCCGAAAACAAGTCTGATGTTGTAAATCAGCTTCTCATGTTCGTGCTGTCTATTCTCATCAGCACTTTCATCCTTCGTCTCGTATGGAACACCTCGCTTGTCAAGCACATCTCCGTGCTTAAGCCTATCAACAGCATGCTCGATGCTTTCATCCTGTCGGTTTCCATCAGGGTAATCTCCGGTCTTGACCGTTAAACTTCGGTATAACCAACAGACTTTTTACCATCTGGGTGAATTATGGTTGGAAAACCACTCATACCAGCACAATCACCACTAGCGCAATCGATAAACTCATATTGTTTACCGGAATTTTTCATAAAATCTAATTGCTTACGAGTCCATCCACATTCCATGGTCCCGTAAACAACCCATTTTTCATTCGAAGTGGCCACAGCTGTGGGTTTCTTACCCATCTCTAAGAGAATGTAGACATTTAGAATGATTAGTACAACGACGAGTAACATTTATAATACCCATACACTTTAATCACAGACCTTCTTTTTGAGCATATTACGTTCATCATTTGATAAACTGTTCACGTACTTGTTTATCTTTTTGGTATTTTTGGGGGTCTTGAGAGCGTACGCAACCGCCGGGTCCAATGGTCCATTCTTGAGAGCCCTCGCCTTGTTCATCTTATTCGCAAGTTTTCTCTGAGCGTTCTTTTCCCGTGCCAACAATTCCATGAATTGTTTATTATTTGCGTTAGACCACTTGACCTTGGGTGTGACCGTCTTGGCTTTGTTCTTCTTAGCCCTCTCAGCCTTGTTCTTAGCCAAAGCCTTCTCATACATACCCTTTCTCATATACTCACGCTTCTTACCGTTTACGTCAACGAACGAGAACCGTGTATCACGTCCAAGTTGTATCTGACGATTGATCTTTGCTTGCATCTTGGCACCGTAAGCTTTCAAGTTCTTTTGCTTAGCCTCATGATACGCGGACTTACTCTCAAATTCTTGCTTCTTACCGTTTACGTCAACGAAAGACCTCCAGTACTCGTTCTTCTTAGACTTGGTCTTTTCTCTCTCAGCCTTGTTCTTAGCCAAAGCCCTGTCATACGCAAACTTCCTGATAAATTCGCGCTTCTTACCCTTTATATCAGTGAAAGTGAACTTCTCCTTGAGACGAACGGGTGTGGGGGTCTTACCCTTGGTAGCCTTGATTTCCTTGAGTTTGGCATTTAACTTGTTCGCAGCCTTCTTCCTCCCATTCTCAATCTTCGCTGCATATTCCATCATATTGGGAGGAGACATAACACCATAGGGTGCGTTAGGACTGGCCGGTTGAATCTCGGGGACTGGGTTGGGACGCACAACACCGGGTCTCCTTCGAGGTGCTGGTTTGGCTTTGGGCTT